ACGTCGAGAGCCGCGCCCTGTCGAGCGACGACAACAGCAAGGGCGGGGTGTTCATCCCCGAGTCCTTCGCTGCCACCGTCATCCGGCTGGTCGACGAGTACGGTGCGATTCCCGCCCAGGCCAACGTGATCCCGATGTCGAGCAACACGCTCTACATCCCGCGTCGGGTCAGCGGCAACACGGCGTACTTCGTGAGCGACAACAGCGAGACGACCGCCAGCGACATGGCGACCGACAACGTGATGCTGTCGAGCAAGGATTGCCGGGTTGCGACCCGCGTCCCCAACTCGCTCATCGAAGACTCGGCGATCAACCTCGCTGACCTGGTGGCCCAGGAGTTTGGCCTGGCCCTGGCCCGCAAGATCGACGACGCCGGCTTCGCGGGTGACGGGACTTCCACGCACGGTGGAATCCGGGGCATCCAGTGGAAGTTCGAGAACGAGACGCTCACCGCCGGCAAGAACGACAGCGGCGAGTCCTCGCTCTCGGCCATCACGGTGGACGACTTCGCCGAGACGATCGGCAAGCTGCCCAGCTACGCTCGGGCCGGTGCCGGTTGGTACGTGACTCCCCAGGTCTACAGCACGGTGATGCTGCCCCTGATGCTCGGTGCCGGTGGCGTGTCGGCCGCCGAGCTCTCCGGAGGTGCCAGCGAGCAGCGGTTCATGGGCTACCCGGTGTACTTCAACAACAGCATGCGGACGGCCCCTACGGCGGACCAGGTCGTGTGCCTGTTCGGCAACCTGCGGCTGGCGACCCACTTCGGGCTGCGGCAGCAGATCGCGATCCGGGCCTCGACGGATCGCTACATCGAGTTCGACCAGACGTACCTCCAGGGTCTCGTCCGCTTCGACATCGTGACTTCCGACGTGGGCGACGCTTCGACGGCCGGCCCGGTGGTGGCTCTCACGCTCTGACCCTCTGACATCCACAAGGAGTGACTTGACCATGGATCCCGTCCAGAACACCAAGAGCGTCGTGAGCCTGTCCGCTGCCGCTGGCGTTGCCTCGGCCGGCACCCACACGGTGGCCATCGACTGCCTCGGCTTTGACTCCGTGAGCATCGACGTGGGCTACCGCTCGATTGCCAATGTGGCGGCCCCGAGCGTGGTCAGCGTGAAGCACTCCGACACGGACGGCTCGTACGCCGCGATCAGCGGTCTGGTGCAGGGCACCGACTACACGGTGGCGGCTGTGGCCAACACGGCCACGGTCAACGTCACTCGGTTCGACCTGTCGACCAAGTCGCTGAAGCGGTATCTGCAGGTGGCGGTGACGCCGTCTGCCGATGCCACCAGCAACGCCAGCAATAACACCGTGGTCGTGGCGGCTCGCCTCGGCAAGGGTGAAGCCGGCGTCGACTCGGCGTCGGATGCGAACGTCACGACCCGCGTCGTGAAGTGATTCCGGCTGATTGACGATTCTCCAACCATAGGAGGATGCCGTGGGCGCGGCGTCACCCGTGGCGGGCCTCGCGCCCGCCGTTCTGGACACTGGTTCCGGGCCGGTTCGCGTTATGTGCGCGATGTCGGTCCCACGGCTGGGCTGGCAGGACCACATGTTCTGCTGGCCCCGTGGCCTCATCCCGTACGGCATCTCGCCGGTGCGGCTGGAGGGGGCCTTCTGGGGGCAGTGCCTGGAACGTGTGCTCACCGAGATGGTCGAGGCTGACACGGACCCCAAGGCCCCGCCCTTGTGGATTCTGACGCTCGACTACGACACGATCTTCGAGGCCGACGCCGTGCCGCGGATGCTGACCTACGCCACGGCCAGCGACTACGACGTGGTGGCGGCGTTGCAGATGAAACGGCGTGCCGAAGAGCCGCTCTTCACGATGGCGAGCGAGAACGGCGAGCGGATGGCCGAGGCTCCGCGTGACCACTTCGTCTACCACAACGTCGTGAAAGCCAACACGGCCCACTTCGGATTCACGATGATAAGGGCAGCGGCGCTCAAGCGGATGCCGCACCCGTGGTTCCTGGGCAAGCCCGACAAGGACGGCCAGTGGGGGCCGGAAAGAACGGACGACGACATCCACTACTGGGTAGAGGCCCAGAAGGCCGGCTTAAAGTGCGGCGTCTGCACTCGGGTCGTGATCGGCCATGCCGAGGTCTGGTTCAAGTGGCCTGACGCCAACATGAAGGGACTCCTGCAGCATCCTGGGGACTTTTGGGACGCCGGCGGCAAGGCACCTGACAAGGCATGGAAATGACCATCGAGACCGCACGAGTTCGCATTCGCCGGCCATTCATGGCCTACAAGGCTGGCCAGATCATCACGGTGCCCAAGGGCCAGGCCCGCTCGCTGGTCGTGTTTGGCAAGGGCGACCTGGTCGAGGACGAGCCGCAGCTGCGGTTTGCGGTGGCCCCCGAGCCGGCCGATCTGGAGGTGGCCGTGGCCCCGCCGGTCACGCCGAAGCGTCGGGGGCGGAGGCCAAAGAAGTGAGCCTGTTCTATCGCGGCACGATTGCGAGTCAGTACCGCTCGCTGGTCGTTAGCACCGCCAGCACGACCGGCGACCGTCCCGTGAGCGTGGCCGACGCCAAGGCTCACCTGCGGGTCGTGGACACGACCGACGACGATGACTACATCGGGGCTCTGATCGACGCGGCGACGACCTGGTGCGAGGACTATTGCGACCGCACGTTCGCCGACAAGACGTACACCGTGGCGTTCGATGACTTTTTCGGGACACGCATCGAGCTACCGCGCCCGCCGGTGCGATTGAACGCGACTGCCGCGAGCGCCACGGTGACTATCTCGTACGTGGACACGGGCGGTGCCACGCAGACTCTCACGTGGTCCCAGTCTGGGACGCAAGACTTCCGGCTGGACCGGGACCACGTGCCGGCTTTGATTTATCCGACGTACTTGGACGTGTGGCCGAGCGTGCGGATCGACGACAAGAGCGTGCAGATCACGTACCTGGCCGGCTACGGCGGGGCGGCCAATGTGCCAAAGCCGGCGGTGCACGCCATCAAGATGCTCGTGGGGCACTGGTATGCCAACCGCGAGGCGGTGGGCAACTCTGGGCAAAACGTGCCGATGGGCGTGGCGGCCCTGCTCGAGCCCCTCAAGTGGAAGCAGTACACATGAGCACCGAAGGCCGCATTGCCGTTGACGTCAGCTTTGCCGACTCCGGCACGGCAACTGGCGTCCAGTCGCTTAAGAAGATCGCGATTACCGATACGACCGGCTACACCACCGGCAAAGTAGCCATCCTGTCTGGCACGTGCGGCACTGCCGCGGTGAATCTGACGTATTCGCCCACGACGTACCGCAATGCCGATGGCTCTCTGGTGTCGTTCACGACGATAGAGCGAATTGCGTACTCGTCGGCCGGCAGCAACAAAACTCGGTTACAGGACGCCGAGGGGGATTTCGCCGTCTACGCCTCGTCCGGCCGTATCGCCTGCACAGATGTGGACATCAACCCCAGCCTGCCTTCCTTCGACGTCCGCGTCGTGGCGACGTCTGGCACTGCTGCGTACAGCCTCGTTCTCTACGGGACATGAGCCATGCCACTGCACGCCGGCATCATGGACCAGAAGGCGGAGATCCAAACGCCGACCGAGGGCACCAACTCGATCGGCGAACCGACGTTCACGTACTCCACGTTTGCCACCCGGTGGATCGCCCTTCTCCCGCTGTCTGGTGCCGAGCGGGTTGCCAGCCTGCAGAACGAGGGCACTGTGACTCATCGTGTGCGGATGCGGTACACGCCGGGCCTCAAGCCCAAGATGCGGCTGGTGAGTGAGGACCGCACGTTCGAGATCGACTCCGTGGTCGAGCGGGGCCGCCGCGAGGAGCACGAGCTCTTGGTCACGGAGAAGCTGGACTGATGGCCAAGGTGATGACCGTCCAAGGCGTGGAGGACGTGCTGCGGCGATTCTCGCTGCTGTCAAAGAGCGTCCAGAAAAAGTACCTCGGCTCCAGCGTCCGCGAGGTGGTCAAGGCCGTAGTGCCAGAGGTGAAGTCCCTCACGCCCAAGGGCCCGACCGGCAACCTGCGTCGCAGCGTGGGCATGAAGCTGGAAAAGAAGAAGACCACCACCGCGGTCGGCCTGGTGGGCTACCGCCGAGCAGTTGGCGGCAGCAACCGCGAGCTCGGGTTCCACGCCTGGTGGATCGAGAACGGCGTGCGGGACCGCTACCCCACGAAACTGGCGCTTCAGGTGCCAATGGACCGGGCGAGAAAGTACCCGTACCTAAAGGGGGCAGTTGCCATGATCGGCGGCGACGGCGGCGGAAGCATTTACTTCCGCAGCGTTCGCGGTTTTGTGGGTAAGGGCAAGTTTGGCGAGTGGGCCGACGCCAATCTGCCCCGGCTCAAGCAGCAACTGGTCGGCAAGCTCGAAAACAACGTCGGCAAGGCGATTGCCGAGCAGGAGCGGCGGGACATCCGGGCCGCGGCCAGGAGGGGCTAATGCCGGTCGTGACTCACATCGACGAGGCCCTGCGGCAGGCCCTGGCGGCCGATGCCGATGTCACGATGCAGGCCGGCAGCCGGATCTACCAGGTTCAGGCCCCGCAGGGCACGGCTTTGCCGTGCATCGTGTTCTCCCGCGAGACGCAACTCAAAGACCCGTTCACGGACCTACTGCGGAGCAACGCGCTCATCCGGGCGACGTACACGTTTTCGTGCATCTCGGACAACCTGCTTGAGGTGCGAAACCTCGCCCGAGCGGTCAAGGCCGTCTTACAATACCTAGTGACAGACCGCATCCGGCTGGCCGTCGTTCGTAGCGATGACGACCAGCAGGAGCCCTCGCCTGGAGGCGAGCAGCTGCCGGTCTATCGCACGGATTTGTCGGTTGAGGTTACCTACGCAGAACCCTGAGCAGGGAGGCTCAGACTATGGCTCACGACATTGGACAGGGCACGTACGTCACGTTCGGCACCATCGTCGGCAACGCCGACACGCATTACAAGGTGAACAGCGTGTCGCTTGGGGGCGTCAGCCGCGACGTGGTCGATGCCAGCCACCTCCTGACCGCCGGCGGAAAGCAGTTCATCGCCAGCGAGTACTACGATCCGGGCGAGCTCTCGCTGGAGATTCACCACGACCCGTCGCTGAACCCGGTGAACTTGCTCACCAACGTTGCGACGAACCAAGCGTGCAGCATCATCTTCGCCAACGGCGGGACGTCGACGGCGATCTGGAGCGCGTTTGGCTTCGCGTCATCGTTCGAGGCTTCGGCCCCGAAGGACGACATGATGACCGGCACGCTGACCATCAAGCTCAGCGGCGACTTGAACGTGGGCTAAGCAGCAGGAGGAGGCGCGGACTGTGGCTCTGACACGCGAGGAGATCCTGGCCAAACGGAACGTGCGGCAGCGGGTGCCCGTTGAGGTTCCCGGA